CTACTCCGGGATTTCATCGGAAGTAGCCGCGGGGGGCCAGCCGTTCATGAAGCGGACTCAAGGCATCCCGACCGGGCCAGGGAGCCGGGATCGCCCAGGGAGATGGAACTGATGGAAACCACCAAGGAACTCAAAATCGGCCAAGTTTACTTGATCCACCACAAGCGGAAAGGGACCTTCATTGCCCAGCTTGTTGGGATCGAAGATGCTCCTCCTGGCGATGAAGCAGATGATATTTTCCTCAAAGTCAAGTATGATGTGCGAAAGGGAACTTCTCAGGCAAATCTGGCGATCAGCCCCAAGGATCGAGTGCGGGTAAGTGGTCTACGACCCTCCCTCGTGACCAGTATGGAACCAACCGAGGAACAAAACTGGTTGAGGGAGGTTCATATACCAGAAGAAATCCATCCCAAGCCTAACAAGAATCTGAAAGATAAACTACGAGATTTGTTCGGAAAGGAAGATGAGTAAATGGCAGACTGGCCTGTAAAAAAGAACGCGGCATTCACCGTCACATTCCCGATCTATGACAATGACGGGGATTTAGTGAGTTCTGCCGCGGCGCTGGATTCGGAAGTGGACAAGGATGCCGGTGGTTTTATCGATGCCACGAACGAGGCGACAGAAGTAGGGGCAAGCGGAATCTACAAGCTGCTCCTGACTTCCACAGAAGCGAACGCCGACATCGTGACCACGATCACCAAGACCACGACCACCGATGCCAAAACTGCGGTCAATGTGATGTACACCGCAACCCGGCAGCTGCTGGATCTGGCCTTCCCGACCACTACGGGTCGATCAATCGATGTGACGGCGGCCGGCGAAGTAGGGCTTGATCTCGACAATACGTCGGGAGCTTTGGGTACGTCGAACTATGATGCCTTCTTCTTAACTGCTGGCCTGTTAGCTACGGACGCGGTCACAGCAGCCAAGATCGCCGCGGATGCGATCGGTGCCTCAGAGATCGCGAACGGTGCCATTGATGCTGCGACGTTTGCGGCGGGGGCGATCGATGCGGCGGCTATCGCGAACTCGGCTATCGATGCGGCCACCTTTGCGGCTGGAGCAATTGACGCATCGGCTATCGCCTCTTTTGCTATCACGGCAGCGAAGATCGGAACGGACGCGATTACCTCAGATAAGATCGCGGCCAATGCCATCGGGGCCTCCGAAATCGCAGATGGTGCAATTGACGCAGGGGCGATAGGAGCCGATGCCATCACCTCAGCCAAGATCGCGGACTTTGCGATCCTAGCGATCAACCTGGGGACGGATGCGATCACGGCAGATAAGGTGGCGGCTGACACGATCGCCGCGTCAGAACTGGCAACCTCTGCCGTTCAGGAAATCAGAGACTCGATCCTGAGCGACAGCACGCCGTTCTTGGGTGCGAGTATCGCCGCGATACTCGCTGATACCGATGACATCGGTGTGGCCGGTGCTGGGCTTACTGCTGTCCCGTGGAATGCGGCTTGGGATGCGGAGGTCGAGAGCGAAGTCAATGATGCACTGGATAGCGCGATCGCCGAACTCTCCCAAGCGATCCCCACAGCGACTCCGACAGTACGGACGGCCTTGATGCTGCTCTATATGGCGCTCAGGAACCGGCTGGACATCGACACCGCTGGGGCTTCCGACTTCAAGGAGATCTATAACGATGCCGGAACGGTGATCGCCAAGAAGACGCTCACCGATGATGGTTCGGTCTACTCCGAAGCTGAAATGGTCGCTGGTCCGTAAATGGCTCTGGATACCGCCGAGAAACGGGCTTCAGCTGTTTCCCTGGCGTATGCCGCGCCTCCTACCGTCACTCCTAATGCAAGTCATGATAGTGAGTGGCGGCAGGAGGCCGGCTGGGGATATTCCGGGATCAGCATCACGGCCATAGGTGGACAGCCGACCATGATCCGGATGCAGGGCATACCCACCATGCCCGGCTATCGGGATCGCCCAGGCAAGTGGAATTGATGTGGCACTTGATACCGCTGAAAAACGGGCTTCCGCGGTCTCTCTCAATCCAGGAGCACCTTCTTCGGTCACGCCTAACGCGGTCCATGATCGAGAATGGCGACAGGAAAGTGGCTGGGGCTATAGCGGCGTCACGATCGGAGCCGGGTTCGCGATTGGAGATGTCTCTGTTGCGGACCTGGCGTATTACGATGTCGTTCTTTCAGACCAGCTCCTCTACCATGACGTGACTCTCATGGATGACGTTCGTTTCGATGTGGTCGTTTCGGATACCCTTCGATGAGCAATGTCTACGATGTAGGAGACGGCATCCGCCTGACGGCCAATTTCACCGTCAATGATGTGGCGACCAATCCATCCAGCGTCGTGCTGAAAGTCACAGATCCCAGTGGCAATGCAGGGACATCCACACCATCCAATAGTGGGACGGGTGCCTATTTGAAGGACATCGTTGTGGATGAGGAAGGTATCTGGTATCACCGCTGGGTTGGGACTGGAGCTGTCGTGGCAGCCGCGGAGGGGCATCTGTTTGTGCGGCGGAAGATCACGGCATGAGCGAGAAGGATTTCTGGATCCTCATCCGCCGGGCGCTCCTGATGGTCGTCCACGCCATTGAGAAACGATATACAATAACCGAAGCCAAATAGCCGCACCCGTAGGGGTCCCGCCTAATCGAGCCGCCGCATCTGCGCCCGCTCCCGAATGGAGTGGGCGTTTCATTTGTGGCAGAACTCAATGATCGGATGGATTGGGAGGGAGATCTTGCGAGAGAGCTGGGGAAGATTGAGAGAGCTCATCTAGGGCGACTGCTTGAAGAGCTGGGCGATCCACCGGACATTAACAACGTGCCTGCTTCCTTCTGGACAGAAACGGGAGAGGAGTTACAAGCGGCCCTCAGCCGCAATTTTCAGGGCATCTACACCGCAGCAGCCCAACAGATACTCGATGCTCAACCTATTGGAGTGGATTGGGGGATTGTCAATCAGAATGCGATCAATTGGGCGAGACGATACAGCTTCGATCTCGTCCAAGGAATCACCGAGACGACTAGGAGGGCTGTATCCGACGCCGTAGCTGCCTTCTTCGAACAGCAGCAGACGATCGGGGATTTGCGGGCGGCGCTCTCCGAACTCTACGGGCCGGTGAGAGCAGATCTGATCGCCTCAACCGAAGTGACTCGGGCGGCCGTGCAAGGTGAACTCAGTGTTGTTAATGAGCTGGCATCGCAGGGTGTGCAGATGGAAGCGATCTGGCGGACTTCTGAAGATGAATTGGTGTGTCCCTTATGCGGCCCGCTGGCCGACAAGGTAGAAGGAGATGGATGGAATGAACCCCCTCCCCTTCATCCAAGATGCAGGTGCTGGTTATCACATGAATTCGTAGGAGTAACCGTTGGCTGAAGTCGGAATTCGGATTGAGGGCTTGCCTGAGCTGCGGAAAATCATGCAGAAAATCGGATCCTTGCAGCCGGTGAAGGTAGGGCTTCGAAGTGGAGCGATCCATGTGAAAGGCAAGATTGCGAAGTACCCGCCTGTCTCACGGCGCCCCCAGCCCTTCGTGTCCGATCTGCAGCGGAGAGGGTTCTTCGCCAAGCTCAAGTCAGGTCAGATCCAGGTGCCCTATCGGCGGGGCATTTCCCCGAATTCCGAACGGCTTGGAGGAAGCTGGACCGTTGAAGAACGGAGCGGAGGATTGCAGCAAGTGGTGGGAAGTGATACCTCTTATGGTCCTCTGGTGCAGGATCGATCCAAACAGACCCGCTATCATCGGGATACAGGCTGGAAGACGACCGAGGATGTGAGCGAGCGAGAATCCAAAGAAGTGAGCCGCATCGTGAAAGAAGTCGTGGACGCGGCGCTGGAAGGGAAGTAGTGCCTGAGCCTGGAGAGAATGAGTCACAAGATGAATTCATGGCTCGATGCGTTCCCATGATGGTGGACGAGGGGAATGAGCAGGATCAGGCCGTAGCGATCTGCATGAGCAAGTGGAGGGAGGGTAAGAGTTTGAGAAAACCGGGACCTGTCACGATCAAATCGAGCACCGATACCGAAGCCATCATCGCCGGCTATGGCGTGGTCTTCGGAGGCAAGGATCTCGAAGGGGATACCTTCACCGTGGAGACCGAGTTGGAACTGACCTATGTTCCAGTCAAGGCTATGTTCTATGACCATACGCTGAATGAGAAAGTGACCGGGGCGGTTGGATCGGTGAAGATCGAAGAAGCCGATGAAGTGGGAGTCTGGATCGAAGCGCAGCTGGACCGTTCCAAAGCCTATGTCGATGCCGTATTGCAGTTGATTGGCGAGGGCGTGATCGGGCTCTCGAGCGGCACAGCCTCGCATCTTGCACGACGCAACGGTGGAAAAATCCTGCGCTGGCCGGTGGTGGAATACTCGCTCACCCCGACACCGGCTGAACCACGCACCATCGGGGTGACGCAACTCAAATCGCTGTTTGACGCGGCTGGGCTAACTTTGCCAGAGACGTTCAATGAGGCCGAAGAGGCGAACGTAGGCAAGAAGACCGGCGGCGAGACAGAACCCAAAACGAAAGAGGTAAAGACAATGCCTGATGAGAAGTTGAAGGTAGAGACCCCTGGGGTCGATGCCGATGCCATCGCTGCCAAAGTGGTCGCCATTCTCGGCGCCCAACAGGAAGCGAAGGCCGCCGAGGAAGCCAAGTTCCAGACCCGCTTGGCTGAGGAAAAGAAGAAGTGGGAAGCCGATACCCCGGCCTGGAGGGGTGGCTTCAACACGATGCGGGTTGCTGAAACCGGGAGCGATGTGGGTGGCCTGAAGGCGTACTTCCACATGCTTCGCACCCGCGACAACAAGCCGTATCAGAAGGTCTACGCAGAAGCGGCGAAGCTCCAGCTGGCGATGAATGATGACATCCCGGAAGTCAAGGCTGCGCTGCAAGGTCAAACCGACGGGGAAGGCGGTTTCCTGGTCCCGGATGATTTCTTCAATCAGGTCGTCGCCAAGCGGGACGACATGAGCGTCATCCGGCGGGCGGGCGCGACGGTGATCCAGACCTCACTCGATCGGGTATTGATCCCGACCGAGGGCACCTCGATGGCTAAGTTTGCCATCACGGCTGAAGAGGCGGCAGTGAACGAGGACGAGCCGACCTTCGGGCAGGTCGTGGCAACGGTTCACAAGGCGACCAAGCTGGTGAAGATCTCCGAGGAACTGTTGGGCGATGAGAAAGCCAATCTGGGGCCCTTCCTGACCAATGCTTTCAGCCGGGCCGAAGCCGAATGGGAGAATTACTACTTCGTCTCGGTTGGCACGGGTACCTCTCAGCCGAAGGCGGCCTTGATCGAATCGGGGCTGGGCGTGACCGCGGCAGGCACCAATGCCATCACCGCCGCGAATGTGAGTTCGCTGATCTACTCGCTGGCGGCGCCCTATGCCTCCAGCCCGTCCGTGGCGCTGGTTTCCAAGCGGGCGACTCAGGGCTCGATCTTCGCCCTGACCGGCAATCCGTTCCTGTTCCAGGGAACGCCGGCCGGAAGCGCGGTCGGGGGAAGCGATCAGTTCACCCGCCGAATCGACGGCGTGCCGTTCTACTCGGATGAGACCATGCCTGCCATGACCACGGGCTTGAAGCCGCTCCTGATCGGCGACTTCAGCTACTACTTCGTGGTG